AGTTTGGCATCCAACGGTTCTTGGGCGCTCTGGCGCTATGCCTGCTGACGATAATGGTTACGTTGCCGCCGACGGGTTGCAACGCCGCGCAGTTGGCTGAAGGGGAAGCGGTAGTGAACGCGGTTCTCGGGGCCGCAACCAACTTGGCCAACGTGGCGGAACCGGGCGCGAGCTGGACGCCGGAGCTGACTTCGGCGGTTGCCGGGCTGAAGAAGGCCGAAGCGAACTTCGAGGCCGGAACTGGCGCGCAGGCGGAGGTTAGCAACGCGCTGCTGGCAGTGGAGGATGTGCTCTCGGCAGTCGAGCCCACCTCGAAGACTTCGACCCTGGTGGACATTCTGGTCACGGCGATTGACGCGGCGCTCGTATACTTTCCGGCTCCCGCGGCCGCCGGCGCCACCGCCCGGCTGGGACCGCCCCACCTGATGAACGCGGGCTTCTTGACCTACGCGGCGGCTCACCCCAAGTACAACCATCACGGCAAGGCCACCATCCGCCATCGGTTTGGGCGTAGCCGCGCGGGGGATTTCAAAGCCGCGTGGAACAAGGCTGTTGGCGCGCGGCCCGAGTTGGCGCCAGCGAAACTCCAATGAGACCGATACGCTGTTGCAAGTGCGCGCGAATTTTCAGAGGGCCGGGGATCTCGCGGGTGTTGCGGAAGATTCTGTTCCACTTTTGCGGGGGGTGCTGGAAGGACGATCACGACGGCTGCGAAGCTCACATGCGGGCTGCGGCGGCCTAAGAAATTGCGAAAAAATGAGGCCCGCGCCCCTGGGCGAACATGCCGGGGCCGCGGGCCAGAAAGAGAAAGGTAAGAGGATGGCAGGAAGGTTTCGCGGTACTGTGAAGTGGTTCAACGCCGGCAAGGGGTACGGATTCATCGGGACGAAAGACGGCCCGGACGTGTTTGTGCACCATTCGGCAATCGAGATGGATGGCTTCAGAACCCTGAAACAGGGCGACGAGGTCGAGTTCGACATCGTCCAGGGCGCCAAGGGCTCGCAGGCGGACGGCGTCACCAAGGTCTAACAAAAAAAGAGGAACGGCCCGATTGCCCCGGCGCACGGACGCCTAGCGGGGCGCGTACCGGGCCAGTTTAAACCAATCCCTCGGCGCGGATGAACAACTCGCGCCGGGGACATAAAGGCGAGGAATCGAGATGGCAAGCTGCAAGCCGGTGATCTTCAAGAATGTCTCGCGCCTGAAGTTCAGAGCCGTCCGAGCGCGGATCAACGCGCAGGCCGACATCGAAGGGTCAGGAGAGTCCGGGCTCGCGCGCGGCAATGGCTTCACGGCTGCCTGGACGTATTGCGAACCGGAGCAGACGCTGGTGATCGAATGCACTGAAAAACCGTTCTATGTGCCTGAAAGCCTGGTGATCGCCAAAATCCAGGCGCTGGTAGAAAGTGTGAATCTGTGACGATACGCGCAAAGATGTGGCTTTGGATGGCGGGACTGTTCCTTGTGGGCCTCTGGGTAGCCGCGTGCGAGCGCCCGGCGTATGCCCAGGGAGCGCCGGAGCCGGGCGTCTACTATGCCCCCGAGGCAAATCTGCAGGAGTTGGACGTGGCGGCGATCCGCTCGGCCTACAAGCGCATCGACCTGGCCGCCTATAGCCTGACGGACCAAGCCATTATCGACGCCCTGGCCGCGCAGGCGAAGGGCGGCGTCACGGTGCGCATCTATCTGGACCGTGGGGAGCTGCAAAGCCAGTGCCGTGGCGACGCGAATTGCTCCCGCTCGCCGATCCGCGAGCTGATGGGGCTGCGGAACGTGGAGATCAAGGTCAAGCGCTCGCTGATCCTCATGCACCTGAAAACTTACTCGGTGGACTATTTCGACGCCAGCGGAATTCCGGAGTGCTGTCTGGTACGCGACGGCTCGGCCAACTTCAGTTTGCCCGGCGAAAGCCGTCAGGACAATTCGGCGATCTTTACCCGCGACCCAAAAAGAGCGGGCATTTTTGCCTTGAAGTTTGGGGCAATGTGGAACAGAGCGGACAATTTGACGGTTGCCGAGGCGGTTGCGGCGGGGGCGAAGCCGGAGGACTCGAAGCCGTCGCCTGGGGCGTCCAAGGGACCGCCAAACTAGCCGGAAGGGGAAAACGAGCAAAATGCCGTTTTAAGGCCTTCGGTTCGATTTTGGCTACTACCCTAGCCGCCTATCCCGGTGAACGGGGTCGACGGGGCCTTTCCGGGGCAGCATCGTACGAAATTTCGGCGGGGTCCGACCCTCCGGGACGGTTCGGGGTCGTTTTTGGGTTTTGGGGAGGATTTATGGGTAAGGTTTGGGCGGCGGCGGTGGGTTGGTGGCAAGGCAAGAAAACGATGGTCGGCGGCGGACTTGTGATGGCTGCGGCCGTGGCGGGTGTTTGGTACGGAAAACTGGACCCGGTGAGCGGCATGACGCTGCTGGGGATCGGCCTGTCGATCGCCGGATTCAGCGCCAAGGCAAATCGCCACCAGGCGGAGCTGCTAACCGCACTTCAGGGCGTGGCCAAGGTTGGCGCGGATACGCAGGCTGGGAATCGGACGGCCGCGCTCCAAGATGCAGAAGGGACGGCTACGCAACTCGCACCGGCGGCGATTGCCATGGTGCCCGGCCTGGCAGTGCCGGAACCGGCAGCGGTGCATCTCTCGGCCGCGGGACTGACTGACCTGGTGACCGCGGCAATCGCGCAGTTCCAGCAGGGCTCGGCGGAGGGCGTTGCCAAGTGACATCGCTCGGACTGGGACTGGAGCGGCCAAAAGTGGATCTGCAGGTAGGCTTGCGCAGCGGGTGGCTCAGGCACGTCGGCGTCGCCGTTGGCGGGGCCAGCGGCGCCGCTGTCGTACTGGGGGCCTACGAACTGATGCGTAGCCAGCCGGAGAAATCTTTCCAACTGCTGCAAGTGTGGGGGCCGGCCTTCCTGGTAGCGTTGATGGCTCTTTGGATCTTCGGCCAGCTCGCCGAGAGCCTGATCCGGGCCGTGCGCGAGAGTTTCGGCGCACTGGCGCAAAGCGTGCGCGACTCGGCGGACGCCACCATGCGCCAGGCCGAGGCGCAGAACAAACTGGCGGAGATTGGCGGCGAGCAGGCGCGGGAGACGCAACGGCTCGCGATGTTTGCCGCGCAGGAGTCGCAGAACGTCTACGACCGGCTTGACCGCCAAGACGAAGTGCTGCATGGGTTGGCACAAAACGTGGCTGTTATCCGGAAGCATCTTTGCGGCGACGCGGGGAGTGAAACATGAGCTATCAGGCTGAACGCAGGGAAATCCTCATGCGGCGGCAGCGCGGCATCATTCTCAAGCTGATCCGCGAGAACCATGAGTTTCAGGATCACCGGTACACGGGCGCGGAAATCTGGGGAATGCTGCTGAAGATCCGCCAGACGGTCGGCAGCGACCAGGTGACCACCATGCTGCAGGATCTGCAGGCGCTCGACTATATCGACTTCCGCAGCGAGATGGACGAGGAGAGCGGGAAGACGCGCATCTCCGAGATCCAGCTTAGCGCCGCCGGCCTGCGCTTCTATACCCGGCACAAGAGCAACGACGACGTGCTCTTTGACTGAGCCATCTATGACAACGCGCCCAAAAACCGGAGAGCCCCGCAAGAGCAAGCAGCCGCTCAAGATAGATCGCCTGCCGCAAGCTGCGCGGGACGCGATCGAGACCCTCTATAGGCGCCGCACCTGGGTACAAATCGCCAACCAATCCGCGCTGCCCTACAGCAAGGATTGGGAAAAGGACGGAGGCGGCTTTATCGATTGGGTGACGGTCGATCCGGAGGTGCTCGATCTCTTCCCCGGTCTGCGCCTGAACAAAACTTCGCTGCAGAGGTGGTTTGACCTGCGCATCAGCCAGGTGAGGGCGCAGGTGCTAGCCGAGAGCGCCAAGGCGCGGGAGTGGGCGCAGGCTTTTGCGGGCAACGACCTGGCTGAGTCGAACGCGGCGGTGATGAACGCCATGCGCGACCAGGTCTTCGCCCTCATCCAGACAGTAGGCCCCGGCGACCAGGCGAAGTTCCTGGAGGGACTGAACCTGCTCTCGCTGACCATGTCGCGCCTACAGCGCGTTGACTTGCAAGCCAAACGGGTCGAGGTGGATCAGCGCCGGATCAAGCTGCTCGAAGACCGCGAGAAGGCCGCGCGCGAGAGTCTCGACCAGGCCACCAAGGACGCTGCCAGGAAGGGCGCCAGCGGCCAGTTTACGCTGGCGGACATCAACCTGCTGCGCGAGCGCACCTTTGGGCTGCCCCCTTTGGTGATCGCCCATGATTGAAGTTTTCGACCACGAAATCAAGCTGCCCGCCGTCCTCCAGATGCGGCCCTACCAACAGCGCTGGATCGACGACAACTCTCGCTTCAAGTGCGCCGTGAAGTCCGCGCGGATCGGCTACAGCTTTGCCACGGCCTACCGCCGCGACGAAGTGTCGATGCGCATCCCCGGACGCACGACGACGGTGCTCAGCGCCTCGAAGGCGCAGTCAGTGGAGTTTGTCGAGACGGCCGCCAAGCTCTGCCAGCTCATGGGCGGGACGGCGCAGATGGTGGCCAACGAGGACTTCGTCGACGCAATCGGCCGGATCGAGGCTATCCAGAGCAAGATCACCTTCCCGAACGGCAGCCGCATCATCGCCCTGCCGGCCAACCCCCGCACGGCGCGCGGCTACCCCGGCGACGCCGTCCTGGACGAATTTGCGCACCACGAAGACAGCTACGCCATCTTTGCGGCCGTCTTCCGCCAGGTGGCCCTGGGCAACTCGCTTGAGGTGCTATCGACGGCGAACGGCAAGCAAGGCAAGTTCTACGACATAGCCCGCAACCTGGGCCTCGACCTGGGCGTGGCCCCGGCGGAACTGCCGGTCAAGAAAGACGGCTGGAGCGGCCATTGGGTGGACGTGTACCGGGCGGTGGCCGAAGGCTGCCCCATCAATATCGAGGAGATGCGCCGGGGCCTGAACGACGACGATACTTGGAATCAGGAGTTCTGTTGCGTCTTCCTCGAGGCGACCGGGGCGTGGCTGACCTTGGATCTGATTGCCACGGCGGAAGAAAGCACGCTTGACGCCAAGCTAATTCAGATCGGGCCAGATTGCTATACCACCGCGTTTTTAGATCCTGACTTCAAGCCGCGCGGGCCGCTCTTCGCCGGCATCGACGTAGGCCGCGATCACGATGCAACCTGCCTCTGGCTCGATGAGAAGGTCGGCGACGTGGCCTGGACGCGCGCCGTCTTCTGGTTGCATAACATCAGCTTCCCGAATCAGTGCCGCATCCTGAGTCCGGTTCTCAAGCTGTGCAGCCGGGCCGCGATCGACAAAACCGGCATGGGCGTCGGCCTCTACGACCTCTTGAACGAGGCCGTCCCTGGCAGACTGCTCGGCGTGGCCTTTGGCTCGACGAACGACAACGGCGTGCCCATGAAGACAGATTTGGCTATCCGGACCAAAAAACGCTTCGAGCAGGCGCGCAACCGCATCCCTTACCACGGCCGCATCCGGACCGAGCTGCAGGCTATCAAGCGCCAGGCCACTCCAACTGGCGTCACCTTCGACGCGCCGCGCGTCGAGATCGACACGGCCGTGGCGGGGGGCGCGAAGAAAAAGCTCTACGCACATGCCGACGCGTTCTGGGCCAAGGCCCTAGCTGACCTGGCCGCCGATACGGGAATTCTCAGCCTTGACGCGCAGACGCCAGATGTGCCCGGCTCTTACACGCAACTGAAAGGGTTGTTCTGATGGTCAAGAATAGGCTTCAATCCGTTCCTCCGCTTCCGCCCAAGGGCGAGATGATTCCCGACCAGAGCCTCTATATGCAGCAGATCTCGCTCTACAGAAACACTCTGGCTTTTGGCGGCACGCGCAACGCATCGGATATCTGGGCGGCCATGACCTACCGTATGCCGGAGACCATGGCCTATTATCGCGAGTTGGAAGACAAAGACGAAGACGTGTCAAACGCTCTCGACGACCTGAAGCTGAGTGTGATGAGCCGCAACATTACGGTGCAGCCCGCCAACGATAAGGATTCGGCGGCCGTTGACACCAAGGAATTCATCGAGGCGCAGTTGGCGAAGGTCAAGTTCGACGAAGTGCTGGATTGTGTGCTCGACGCCGTGGGTTATGGTTTCAGCGTCCAAGAGATGATCTTCGACACAAGCATGGGCCAGGCGTCGCTTCTCGATTTGAATGACAGCCCCCAGGAGTTGTTTCTTTTCGGCAATCGCTATTACCCGCAAACCGGGCCGCTGCAGCTCCTCGACAACCCCTGGGCGGCGGAAGGCGGCGCTGTGCCGGAACAGAAGTTCCTCATCTTCAGCTACCGAAAGCGCAGCCGCGACCGGATGGGACGGCCCCTGCTCAAGTCTGTCTTCTGGCCTTCGTGGTTCAAGCGCAACATGGAACGGTTGTGGCTCCAATTTGCCGAGAAAGGTCCTGGAACGGTCGTGGTGCGCTACAACGATCCGGACTCGCCTTCGGAACGCAAGAAGGCAGTAGACATCGCGCAAGCGATCCGCGATAACACAGCCATCGCCGTGCCCAAAACCTTCGATTACGACCAGGAGCTGCTGAAGGTGGCGCGCGCGCAAAACCCTGACGTATACGAGCATTTCTTCCGCACGATGCAGTACTCGATCATTCGCCGCGTGCTGGGCGAGACCCTGACCAGCTTCGGAAACGAAGGGGGCAAGGGCTCGAACGCCCAGGGCCAGACGCATTCCGAGACCAAAGACGAGCGCTCGGTGTTCGTCGCCAAGGCTGTCATGTCGGTGGTGAACGATCAGCTCGTGCGCCCGCTGGTGCTGTGGAATTTTGGGCCTGACGCACCGATGCCCCGATGGGACATCGAGATCAAGGAAGGGGAAGATCTGCAATCGGCTCTGACGATCGTGAGCGGAGTGCAGCGGCTGGGCAAAAAAATCACCGCCGGCTACGTTGCCGAGCGCTTCCAGATTCCACTGGCCGCCGGGGAGAATGGCGAACTGCCCACCGACGTGCTAGTGCCGAACATCAACGCGCCGAGCGTGGCGCTGCGCGATACCACGGTGGGATTCAGCGAGGCGGAGAAAGAATCCGAAATCGAGTTGAGCGAGTTCGACAAGCTCTTCGAACAGCTCAAGGCGGAGTCGGCGGCGGCGTACAAAGAGCGAGCCAAAGAGATCGCCGGCGCTGCGGTTCCCGTGAGGAGTACAGCGAGTTTTGCGGATGAGGGCCATTGGGTCGAAATTGACGATCATCCGGTGCTTCTGGACGGGATGGGACACTCGCTCATGCACCGGGTTGTCGCTCCGAGCAAGAGTCCGATGTTTGGGCATCACAACCCAGGTTCTCGCGGTGGCCCCGGCTCCAAGGTTCTGAGGTCTGTCTGGGATAAAGAGGGGAAGGTCCTTACGCATCATATGCTCCAACGGGACGAGAAGGGTGTCCTCAAGCTGGCAGGCAAAACTTCCAGCGAAGAAAAGGCGGAATCCTGGTTGAAAGGAAAGTAGCGCATGCCTCTGCGCTTCCACATGATGGCTACGCGGGACTCGACGGTGCAGGCGCGCGTCGGCAACTTGCTGGCGCGACACCTGGCCGCGGCCAACCTGCTGGGCCGGGTGCAGATCGTCAAGCAGGCGGCGCGGCGGACGGGGCGCAAATTGGCTGTGGCCGCCAGCTCCCGCCATGTGCGGTTCGACGAGGGCGACGAGGATCTGCTTTATGGCAGTTTCTCGACCGACCTGCCCAACGACGACGCCGCGCAGTATATTCGCGACCTGACGCCGGTGACCAAGGAAATCTTTGAAGGGCTCAGCTCGCAGTACAAGAAGGATGCCTTCACGCTAGCGGCGGCGGCCGACGTGCGCCTGATCGAGAAGATCCGCGATGCCCTGGCCGAGACGGCGAAGGATGGTGGCACCGCCCAGGATTTTGAGGCCGCTGTGAATAAACTCACCAACGAGGCCGGAATCGAACAGATCAACGCTTTCACCCTCGATACCGCTTTCAACACGGCGATGCAACGCGCCTACAGCCTGGGCCGTTACGAGCAAATGAGCGACGAGGCAACAAAGGCGGTCTTCCCCTTCTGGCAATACTGGACAGTGGGCGACGACCGCGTGCGCCCCGAGCACGCGGTGTTGGATGGCTTTACGGCGCGGGCCGAAGATCCCGTGTGGATGAAGATCTATCCGCCGAACGGCTTCAATTGCCGCTGCAGCGTTGTTCCCGTGCTGGAGACCGAAGCGCTGAAAGCGGACGAAGGGGCGAACGAGCCGGGCTACGCGCGATTGCCTCTGCTGGCCCAATTGAAGGTGCCACAGCCGGGGTTTGGGAAGGTGTTTTAGTTATAACTCTCGCCAAAGAGCGCCGCTTTGCCATCTTGCGCACAGGCGGAAGAGAAGGAGTTAGAAGATGTCTCAAGTGGCAGCCAAGACCAAAACCGTAGACGGCAAGGCGCTCCCGGCGGAGAAGTTCGCATACGTGGGCGACCCCGAGGATATTTCCAGCTGGCGTCTGCCGATTGACAGCGACCATATCGAATCGGCGCTGAAGATGTTCGGCCACGAGCAACACGTTCCGGACTCCGAAAAGTCGAAGGTTGCGCGCAAAATCGCTTCCGCGGCCAAGAGCGCCGGTCTCGACACGAAGGATTTCGAGGATAAGTACTGCTCGCAGACTCATGCCGAGTCGCCGCGGCTGTGGATGGAAATCTTCCGCGCCGGCGACTATTCGAAGGCTGGCAAAGGCGTCATAACGCCCGAGGATCTGCGGCGCGTGGCACGCAACTACGACCCCACTTATCACGAGGCCCCCATCACCATCGGCCATCCGGAAGACAACAAACCCGCGTATGGGTGGATCGACGGGCTCATGGTTGACGGCGACACTCTTCTGGCGCGCGAAAAGCAGGTGGACCCAAAGTTTGACGAGGCGCGCCAGGCGGGCAAATTCAAGAAGCGGAGCGCCGCTTTCTATACGGACGATGCGGGCAAGATCACCGGGTTGCGCCATCTGGCGTGGCTCGGCGCCTGCCCGCCCGAAGTGAAGGGCTTGCAGGACGTCGCTTTTGACGATCACGGATCGAAGTTCATCATGGTGGACTTCGGGGAGGATGGAACAGTGGCAGAGAAAACTGTGGCCGAGCAGATCAAGGCCTTTTTCGTGGAAACCTTTGGCGGCAGCTCTCAGCCCGCATCCAAGACTTTCAGCGAAGCGGACGTTACGCGCATCGCAACCGAAACCGCAACCGCGGCTGCCGTTCCGCTGCAAGCAAAGATCGCCGCGCTGGAAACGGAAGTAAAGACCTCGACCGCCAAGTTCGGCGAGCGCGAGGCAGCCTTGGCAACCGCCGAAGTGGAGCAGCGCGCCGTGGACGCCATCAATAACCTCAAAAGCAAGGGCGCCTGGGTCCCAGCTTTCGACAAGACCGGCTTGCCCTTGGTCTTCAGAGAATTGGCCAAGGCCACCGCAACCGTGGAATTCGGCGAGGGCGACGCCAAGAAGAAGGTCACTCCGCTCCAGGGCTTGGTGCTCTTCATGGAAGGCTTGGGGAGGATCGTACCGCCGGGCCGCGTCGTGGGCAGCGTGCCGACCGCGGCAGGCGGCAGAAGTACGGGCGATCCGCTCACCGACGCTTCCATCGCGCGCCAAAAGGAAAAGGGCATCACATTCGGCGAGGCGCTTCGCCAGGTCAGCGAGGAGCATCCGGAGTGGACCGGCGCCGGTCAGTCGACGGGCGGCCAGGTCTAATAATTTCCGAGCGCCCGCGGCGGAGCGGTCTGCCGCGGGCGGCGCAGCCGGGAGCGCGGCCTGCCGGCAGTTTTCTGAATCAGAGCCCCAGGAGGGCGTGAAATGGCGAACATCTACGTTGAAAAGAAAGGCCCCCAGGGCGCCCGGTTCAGCGAGTCGTTGCTCCCCGCGGCCGTAAGCGGATACGAGCGCGGCCTGGCTGTGGTTTACGGCTCAGACGAATATCACGCAGCTCTGGCGTCGGTGCTTGGCGAAGCCGCTGTGGGAATTCTGGACGAGGATGCACTCAACCTCACGAACCCTTGCAAGGTCATCGAGTTTGGCCAGGCCGTGGCGCAGATTGGCGCCAGCGTGGCAGCCGGGCAGCTCCTGACGGTCAACGCGGCGGGGCAGCTCGTTCCCGCGGCCAGCGGCCAGGCGGTCATTGCCGTGGCGCTGGAAGCGCAGACCTACGTCTCGCCGGGGTCCTACGCAACTGTCTTCGTGTTCGGCCTTTTCGGATTCCTTTATCCGGGATCGCCGAGCAACGGCGCCTCGGTTACCTACGAGACCGCAAGCGGCGCGATCCCCGTGGTCGCGGGAACTTACGCGCTCAACGGCGCCGCCGCCCTGGCTATGACGCTGGCTACGCCCACGACGCCCGCGCAAGACGGCACCGTCGTCACCCTGGTGGCCACCACGGCTCACGCGCACAAGGTGACCACTGCGGCCAACAAGATCAACGGCGCCACCGATACGGTGACGTTCGCGGCTGTCGGCGACGCGGTGACGCTGGAAGCGGTGGGCGGCATCTGGATCGCCACCAGTATTGGCGGTCCCACGCCGGCCGCGCTGACCGAGGTCTAGCAAACTGTTGCGGCGCCGCAACGAGAAGTTTTTGAGGATTTCACTCCGCGCAAGCGGTAGGAGGAAGAAGCGATGGGTGGTTATGTAGGCCTGATGCCGGCGGGCGGCCTGAATGTGGCGCTCTCCAATTATGCGAAGGAATTCGCGGATGACTCGGTTCCCCTGGTGGGCGATCTCATCTTTCCGAAAGTTCCCGTGGATCGCCAGAGCTACCAGTATCTGATCTGGAACCGCGACAACCTGCGCGTGCCCGGATCGACGCTGCGCGCGCCCGCCGGCTCCGCCACCGAGATCCGGCGCTCCTACTCGACCGACAGCTACTTTTGCCGCTCGCACGCGCTGAAGGGTTCTGTCCCGTTCGAGAGCGAGGCCTATGGTATCGGGCTTGGGTTCAGCACCAAGCAGCACCTGACCGCCGATCTTATTGGCCGCATCCGGCGCGCACGCGAAGCCGAGATCGCCGCGATGGCCTTGAGCACAGCCAACTTCCCGAACGGCGTTACGCTGAGCGGCGGCGCGCAGTGGGACAGCTACATCACTACGCCGGCCAACGACACCGAAGCCGCGGTCACCTCTCATCCTATCGTCGCGGTCGGCGAATATAAGGCGATTCTCCGCCAGGCGGCCATCCAGGACAGCGAAATGGTGCTGATTTTGAGCGACCCTGTTTACCAGGCGCTCATCAACCACCCGGACATCATCGAGCGATTCAAGTACACCAACGCCGCCGGCAACATCGGCCTGGCGCAGCTCACCTTGGCTTTCGGCGTGAAGTGCGTCCTGGCCAGTGCGTTGCAGATGAATCAAGACAATGTGGCTTCGTGGATCTGGGGCTACAACGCTTTTCTCGGATTCGCGAAGGCCAACCCCGACCGCGAAGACGTGAGCTGTGGCAAAACCTTTGTGTGGGCCGGCGGCAAGGGACCCGGCGCGGGCGACGCGGGCAGCGGGATGCCCGGCGCACCGGGAACCGTCGACGGCTACGGCGTGCTGGAATGGATCGACCCCCAGTTGGACACGAAAACCTACTGGCAGTCGGTTGACTGGTACTACGGAATCAAGGTCACGGCGCAAGAGACCGGCATTCCCATTCTCAACGCGGTTTTCAGCTCCAACTTCACCATGGGCGCCATCCCCGGCGACGTGGAGGGTTAACGCAAACCGGTCGCAACCAAGAGGGGCGCGCTCTCAACCGGCGCGCCCTTTTTCACAAATTCGAACGACAGGAGAAAAAACATGGCCGGAACGATTGCAGCCGCGAAGAAGACGACCTACACCGTGCTCTCAAACCTGCATCACCAAGACGAAGAGACGCCCAAAGGCGGCAAGCTCTTCCGCCGCGGCCAGAGCGTGAAACTTAGCGACGCGCACGCCGCGCCTCTGCTGAAGTCCAAAGTTATCGAACCGGCGAAGTAGCTCTGGCTCTGTCTGTTCACCAACTACTGTTCTCTGGCGGCTATGGCCTACGCGCAACAATCCGATCTTTGCCCGCTGCGGTTGACGCAAACCGAGCTTACGCAGCTCACCGTCGACGCGCCCAGCGGCAATGCGCAGACCGACGCGGGCGTCACGGCGAGCGTTGTTTCCGCTGTGCTGGAAGAAGCTAGCGGTACGGTGGATAGCTACTGCCGCGAGCGCTACCAGACGCCGCTGCAACCCTGCGACATGGTGAAGGCGAAGACGGTGGATATTGCGCTCTATCTGCTCTTCCGCAGGCGCCGCGGCGGATTGCAGCCGACAGAGATTATTCGCCAGAGCTACGACGACGCGATCCAGTTCCTCAAGGATGTGGCGGCGTGCAGGGCCTCGCTCGACCAGCCAGCCACGCAACAGGTTCCGCAGACATCGTTCGCCGGCCCAACGATCTCTGACGGCGACCGTCACCTAGCCTTCCGCGAAGAGAACATCCGGGGATTCGTATGAGCGCCGTAGTCGTCAAATCCGATGCTTCGAAGGTGACGGTCTCGCTGTCGCAGTTTGCTCTGACGCTTCAGGCCAAAGAGCAGTTGCTGCGCACTATCGGTCTGGGCCAACTCCAGAGCGTGCGCCAGACCTTCCGCGAAGGCGGCTCGCCCTCCGGATCGTGGGCGCCATTGAGCCAGGCCTCCCTGAGTTGGCGCAAATACTCCGCCGGCCACAAGCTGCTCATCGACAAAGGGCTGCTGTTAAACTCGATCGTCTTCGCGGTCCAAGGCAACGAGGTGGTCATCGGTACTGGCCTGAGCTACGCGGGCGTTCATCAGTATGGATTCGAGGGATCGCAATCCGTGAAGCCATACAGCTACGTCCGCCGGCAGCGCAGCCGGGACACCTTCACCCGCGAGCAGATCACCAACAAGCTAGGCCGCAAGCAGACGGTGAAGCGCAAAATCGCAAGCGGCATCGCCACGGTGAACGTGAAAGCCTTCACACGGCACATCCATATCCCGGCCAGGCCGTTTCTGGTTTTCCGGCCGGAAGATCCGGCGCGGATTCAAGAAGAGGCACAGACCTGGCTCAAAGCGGCTGCCAAGCAGTCGGGACTGGAGATGAAGTAGTGGCTGCCTCGATGTTTCTGCCCGGCGATGTCGAGACCGCGGTACAGGCTCTGCTCAAGGCTGCGTTGCCTTCAGTTTCGGTGGGCTCGATCGGGGACCTGGACACCGACGAAAACGGAGAACTGGTCTTCGATCCGCCCTGCGCTCGCACCTTCTACGCGACCAGCCATTATGTTGCCAACGGGGACAGCCAAGCGTTGACATACGACGACGCTGGCCACCAAATCGACGTCTGGTGCGCGGCCGAGAACCTGACCAGCCTTGAAGCACAACGGACCGATAGCCTCGCGCTGGTGGGGCAGGTGCTCCCAGTGCTGGCCGGTGCACGGCTCCGCTTGCCAGATAGCTCGCTGTCTGAGCCGGTGCGTCTGGTGAGCATCACGGGCGCGTTGCAGGGCAAGATGGGCGCTCCGGTGCGCACGGTGTACGTAATCGCAATCCAGGTGCCGGGCATTGCGCAATTTCCAGGGACGTACGCAGCCGGAAGCGAGGACGACTGATGGCCGACGCAACGCAAAGACCGCGCCCCGATTTCGCAGTTGTCCAGCTCTCAGATGCCGGGCGGCGCATGGCGGGCGAAGCCGGCACAGTGGGCTGGGCCAACGGACGCCGACATTTCACCTTCAGGGTTGGCGAGGCGCAAGAAGTGGAGCGCAGCTACGAGTGGAACGCGCTGCTGCGGCATGAAATGTATCAAGGCAAGCCCGTTTTCAAGGAGATCGTCGTCGAGCCTGAACCGCCCGCTCCAGACGCCCCCGAGGCCGAAAACTTCAAAAAGGATGGTGAATAATGTCCGGACCTTTCAATTTTGAAAGCCAAAAAATAACGGCGCGGAACCTGGTGCTGAGCCCCAACAAGCAGTTGGCAGCAGGGACCGCTGTTAGCTCCGCGGATATGACCCGCCGCCAGAAGTTTGACGGCTCGGCCGTCTTTGAGCTGAAGCAGACGCGCTACAGCGATAAGGCGCAAGCCGGCAAAGGCACCGAATTCGCGACCCTGGGTCTGCTTACGGCCTGGGATCTTACGGGCGGATTCAAAGGAGACCTGGACGACTATATGGCCGGGTGGATACTTGCCTTCCTGATGGGCAAGGACGTCATGACCGGAGCTGGGCCGTACACGCACACGCTCAGCTTCGACGAGACCACCACGCAAGCGCCCATGACCTCGATCTACCTGGCCGACACCAACGACGTTCTGTGGACGCTGATCGACATGGGCGTCGTCGACGTGACCCTGACCATTCCGGCGCGTGGCCCCATCACCTACGAGATCAACTTCGTTGGCACCGGCCACTACGCCTACGGGGCGATCACCAGCCTGCCCGCGCTAGCCTCCAGCTACGCCTACCTGCTCGGCTCGGATTGCGTCTTCTCAATCGGCGCTCCCGGAGCCACGGCGAGTAAAGTTGGGCGCCACATGTCCAGCACCATCAAGATCAGCACTGGAGCCGTGAACCACACCGCGCCCGGCCTGGGGCTCTACGGCGCGTTTATCCGCACGGGCCTGCGCAAGCTCAGCTTCCAAACCTCGATTGCCGCCACCAGCACGGACGATGTCTTCACGCTCTTCCGCGCCGATACGCCGCAGGAGCTGAACTGGACCATAACCTCCGGCACATCTTCGTTGACGATCGACCTGCCCGCCGTCCATCTGAAATCGACCAAGATCGGCGCCAGCGGCAACATGGTGGTGTGGCAGATCGAAGGCGACGAAACCACGATCTTCAACGTCGGCGGCGCTGGCGTGATGAACGCCAGTGTCGTCAACTCGCAGGCAACGGCTTACCTGGTGGCTGCGTAAGATTTCTTTCACCCGGAGCGTCGGCGGTCGATGCTCCGGGACTTTTTCTCTACTTCACCGGGTTGCGTGCTACGGCAACCTCTTCGAGGATTCGCATGAGCTGCGCGGATCTCGGGCACTACGGGGTTCCTCACCCTGGGACGATTCAGAAACAAATCCCACACAAAGGATGGAGCCCTATGTCCACGTCAGACCCTATCGATCTCGCGAAGCCTCGGATCATCGTGATCCGCCAGGGCGCGCAGATATTTCCGTATACGGTGCCTCGCGTATCGCAGGCACAATGGCTTGAATATTTCGAGGGCATCGTCTCGACGGCCGAGCGCAAAGGCAAGCAGATCGTGCAGCACACCGACGCTTCTAGCGCCGGCATCGAGCTGGTGGAGAAAATGCTCGGCGAAGCTCAGAAAGTTCCGCTCAGCCACTGCCTGGCTATCGCCAACGTGCTCACCTCGGCGTACGTTCCCGACCAGGAGATGGCCGGCTTCGGCCAGGTTCCCCTGATGGCCATCTGGACGGCAGGCGACGGCGGTTCGATGCGCCGCCAGAAGAATCTGTTGCACGTCTTTGAGGAGCCCACCGCCGAGCAAAACCGCCGCTACCGCCGCGACGATAGCCGCGCCCAGGTAATAGGCGGATTGCGCAAGGGCGAGACCGTCTACCACGGCGCGCAGCGAACGCTGGCCGCGCTCTACGACGAGCTGATTGTGCGCGTCGAGGGATATGTGGTGGACGGCGCGGCGCTGGAAGGCCGCGACGCGATCGCGCGCAACATGGACGGCTATCACAAGGTGGCCGCCGTGGCGCGTCTCTTCGCGCCGGAAGAGATCGAGATAGAGGAAGAAGAGTAGATGATCACCGACGTGACACGCGACGCCGAAGGCCTGCGCCAAGCGATTGGCGAACTGCTTGAGCAGGCCTATGCCAGCGCGCGTGTCACGCGCTCTCTCGACGACAGCGACGACGCGGGCCGCGATCGCATCTTTGGCTCGCTACCTCAGTTGACGCTCTCGCCCGGCTACTACAAGTGCGCCGAGTACCTGCTCTGGCTCGAAAAATGCAAGAACAGCGGCCTGGTGGAGAGCGCTTTCAGCATGGCCGAGGGCCAGGGGTTGATGGCCGTGGCCGACGCGCGGCGCGAATTCGAGCGCAACCACCCGCCCTGCGGCGTCTGCGGAGCGCTGCAAGAGAGCCCGTTCTCTGTCAGTTGCTGCAAATGCTCGACGGACTTTGTGCGGAGGAATGCATAGATGGCGCCCGGCCAAACGATACAAATCACGATCAATGTGACGGATGGCAACGCAGCCGAAGCCGTGCAACAGGTCGTTGCGCAGCTCAACGCCATCGGGCCAGCCGGAGAAAGCGCAGGAGCGGAAGCTGGAGCTGGCCTCGATAAGGTGGGCGAACACGCTCTCAGCGCCAAAGAGAACGTCCGGCTTTTGAACGACGATCTCGGATTGCGGATTCCGCGCGCCATGCAAGCCGTGATCGGGCAGAGCGAGCTGCTCACCGGTGCAATCGGCACGATTGGTCCAGGGCTGATCGCGTTAGGCGCTGTTGACATCTTTGCGCATATGGGCGAGTCGGTCTACAACCTCTATGAAAAGTACATCTCGTTGGATGCCGCTCAGGATAAGTTTCTCAAAGCTCAGGCGGATGCTAAGGACAAGGACTTCATCAATGTCCGATCGCTTGAGGACGCGCAGGCCCGGCTGGAACAGGCGCAGAATTCCATGCAGAATCTCAAAGGTCTGGCTGAGGATATGTCTCGCTTCGGTTGGAGCGAGATATTCGAGGGCGTCTTGAGCGGCAATCTCGCGCAAATTGGCCAGGGCGCCGGCGAAGTCGCAGGAGCCTCGCAAGCTGCCGATTCCTCTGCTCATTCCGCTGCTCAAGCTCAAGATGTGATTTTGGCCCGTAACGCTCTTTTTCATCAGGGAATGATGGAACAGATCGAGAGTGAGCACGCGGGGGATGCGTCGCTAAAGGGCCAGGAAAAGATAACCGCGGAGCTTCAAAAGCAGCTCGAACTTGACAAGGAAAGACAGGCATATCTACAAGTGCAGGCATCAGCCCGCGGGAACATGGGCGAAACGGATTCGGGTGCTGGCGAGCGCGAGAGGCTCGACGAAACTGCGAAGGCGAAGGCACACGCGGAAGAGATAGAACTTCAGCGCCAGGAAACCGATCAGATCATCCAGATGCAGAATGAAGCCGTGAACGCCGGCCTGCAAGGCAACGCCTTGCGCGCCGCGCAAGAGCAAGAAGAAATAGAGAAGATCACGCGCAAGTTCCAGGAAGGCGAAATATCCAAGCGCGCCGCGGCGGCCGAAACGACAGCGGCACAACAGAAATTCGCCGCCCAAGAATTGAAGCTACAAGAGGAACTCGATGCGCAGACCAGGCACCTGGCAGACGAAGCAACGCAATCCGGGCTCAAGGGTATTCCATTGGTGGAGGCCGAATTAAGGAGCAGACTCGACCAAATACAAGAAGAAGAAGATAAAGCTTCGGGCGGCCAGCCTCTGACTGCGGGGCAGGCTAACGACTATATCCAGCAGCGCATCAGTGCCGAGACGGTGGCGAACGGGAAGATCACGGAACTGCGCCAAGGGTTCAACCAGGCAATTGCCGGGCTGGACGACCGCCTGGCCGATCACGAAATGCAAGGCTATGCCAAAATTGCGGCGGATGCACAGAGCAGCTTGAAAACCTTGGAAGACAAAGAACGCGAGACCTACGGGTCCGATCAGAACGCTTGGCAAGGATACCAAGATCAGAAAACCAAGATCATGCTTGCCGCGGATCGCGAGATGGAACAGCTCCACGCGAAGACAATGGAGCAGATCACCAAAGAGGAGGAGCAAACCGCGCGGCTCTCGCTGCCGGAGTGGCAACAGGCGCAGATGAAGATCGTTGACGCATTCGACGATCGCGTTAGAGAGATACAAGAGGCCGACAGGCAGCAATATGCGGCCCTCGACGCGGACATGCAGCAGCACGCGGACCGCGCCGACGCGGACAGAAGGGCTGAAATCATGGTCGCCCAGGATGCCGATCAGAAGATCTTGGCCGCGCGCCAATTGATGAACGCGCAGATGCAGAAGAGCGACGAGGAGACGCGGGACAAGTTGGCTTCTGGCCTGCAGAGTCTCTTCGAACATCCTGAGCAGTTCTTTGAGAAGCGGGCGATGGACACAGCCTTTCAGATGATGGCCAATCAAATGCTCAGGGCGTTCAAGAGCGACGGTCCCACGGGGGGCATACTGCAATATCTGTTTGGCATGGGGCCGGAAATGAGCACCAGCACTAACCCCCTGACCGACATGGAATCGGTGCTCGGATTGGGCGGCCATAAGCACGGAACGGCTGGAATGTCTTCGTTGACTTCGAGCGCGCCAAATCCGGCCCTTTTGCAGTTTCAAACCAGCACCAGCACAATGGACACGGCGAGCACAACGTTCGGAAGCGCGGTAACTCAGTTTGTTTCGGCTGTGGGAACGATGGGGCCTGGCGGCGGAATTCCAGGATTGGGCGGCGGCGGCGGGTTTGGATCGGGAGGTTCGACGATAGGAGGAGCGGGCTACTCGGGGAATCCTTTCCCTGGCTCGGATGAAAGCGGCATGGGTTCCAGTTCAAGTTCCGGGGCGGCATTGAGCTTGAGCGGCGGCGGCTCTTACACGACTGCGGCCGGCAACACCGTTGTAGACGCGTCAACCTTGTCGGGCGTGGGAGAAAGTTCTTCGCTGACGGGGGCAGCACTAGGCACTGGTTCGCTGGCCCAGGGTTTGAACATTGCTGGCGGCGCGCTGACGGGCGGCATGAGTATCTATTCCGCATATGAGAACTCGAATCCAGTCGAGGGCGCCGTAGGGGGCGCCATGGGCGGCATGGAAATAGGAGCTGCCGTTGGAGGTCCGGTGGGCGCCGCGATCGGCGCGGTAGTGGGCGGCTTGGCTGGCCTCGTGGCGGGCTTTTTGGGGGATCAGGGTCGGGGCAAAGCTGAGAGTCTGGACGTGAACACGATCCAGCCCGCGCTTGTGAAGGATATGCAGGATTACGAGGCTGGAAGATCGGGTTACAACACGCTCGCTTCCGAGCTGAACAGCCTGCTTGTCAGCTCGCAAAACTCCACGGCTAGCATGGGCAGCGGGGCGCGAAACTACTACAGCAATAACATTGCCCCGGAGATCAACGCGGTGCTCAGCACGCTGCAAAAGCAGGAAATCGGCGGCCGCAGCGCGGTGACGCTTTCTGCCGCGCAATACCATGGCGGCGGCTGGACGGGAGACTTTGGGGACCTCGCCACCAGCGAGACCGAAGGATTCATCCACGCCATGGCAAATGAATTTGTGGTGCAGCCGATGGCCGCGCAGGCGCACGCTCCGCTGCTGAGCGCGATCAATGCCGGCAATGTAAGTTACTCCAGCAGTCCGCAGCCGAGGATGCCGGCCAGTTCGGCGGGCGGCATGGTGCTGCTCAATGTGCAGGCTCTCGACGCTAAGAGCTTTGCAACTTGGGTGAAGACCGGCGGCGGCCTGAGCCTGATGGCCGGGCTTAACCAGGCTCAGCGGCAATATAGCGGAAAGGGGAGAGGATAGTGTCCCAATTCGACATTCTCAACCCGACGCCGACTCACCCGTTGAACCCGGACTACGGATTCCAGAAAAAGCGGCCGCTCACGCATTTGAACGCGAAGGCTAACCAGGGCGCTCCCTACTTTCGCGAGATCACCGACACCGGTCATCAGTTCAGCTTGAATTGGACCGATAAGCTGGCTGCGGACGCGCGCAAGCTGAAGTGGTACTACGAGCAGTACCGCGACGGCTTTTTCACATTAGTGGACCATGAAGGCGGAGGCCGGCATTATGTTGGCCGTTTCTCTCAGCCCGTGGAGCCTGTTCCCACCTCGCATAATCACTGGTCAGTGCAGCAGGTTCTGTTTGACGAGGTCCCGCTTACACCGATGTTGGTGTATCCGAACGATTGGCGGAGAGATGCCATTTGGCGGCTCTTGCTGAACGATCGTGGAGATCGCATGACCGCCGCGGTCTCGGGCACTTGGACGCTGACGACCGACGCTCTTGCCCAGAGCGGCTCTCATTTCTCGAACGCGGGCGCGGTGACGACCGACTTGGCGGCCTATGTGTACGCGGGATACGGATTCCAATTTTGGGCTCCCACCGGACCGGCTTATGGGCAGGCTTCAATTCTGCTCGACGGGGTCGCGGTCGGAACGGTCGATTTCTATTCGGCTGCGCCCGCACAATCGACGATGCTCTTGCAGCAGCAGAATGTATGCCTCGGAATTCACACGGTTGGCCTGCAGCCGCTCAATAGCAAGAACTCATCGAGCAGTGGCACGACGGTGCTGTGGGATGCGCTCAAGGTGATGAGATAGAGATGCCTTATCCTTACTCTGTCGAGCTGATCCAGATTATGGCCGCGCGCAGCGGCCCCGCGCCGATTTGTCTGCTAGACGTGGTAACGACGGACGGAACCGGTTACCACTGGGCAAACAAAGAGATCGACGTGACCCCGGTGCTTTTGGGCGCCGCGCCCGCAGCATGGCTGGCAGGGCTCGCCAATCCTCCAGCAAACTACAACACGCACTATTTCCCTTGGCTGTTGAGCGCCGCTGGCTTTCAGCAGTCGCGCGCGCAAACCTCAACCACCGCGACAATCGTGGTGCAGAACGTGAGCGGCAACACGCTCCAGCGCGACCTGGCCGGAATGCTGACCGCTCGCACCTTTGAAGGCGCGCTGATAGCTTTTCGCGAGTGGAACCTTGTGGCGCAAGCCGCCGAGTTCGAGTTTCATGGGCGTCTGACGATCATCTCGACCTCTGAGGACCAATGTACTTTTGGCGCGAACCCGCTTTTCAATCCGAACGAGTACGACGGCAACCCTTATGACTACTCGGAGACCTGCCAATGGCGATTTGGCAGTCCCCAGTGTGGAGCAACAGCAGCAAACGATTCTGGCTACGCGACGCCCTGCGACAACACCTACCAGACCTGTCATTTTGTTAATCGCTTCTGCGGCGTCCTCAACACGGTTGTCTTTCGGCAGGCCGGTAGCGAGGCAAATCTGAGCGCGAATGCGGTTCAATTTCAGAGGATGGTCTGATGCCGAGCGGAGACATCTGCGTTGCAAACATCGGGACGCCGTGGCCCTTGGCATACGGGTATTTCCGTGCCACGGGCATGAAGACGATCGATTATTCCGTGCAGCCCGCGGTGGCCACTTCAGGCATCCAGCCAGTTGCTACGCAAATAGGGTTCTGGGACCTGGGCGAAGGAGAGTTGGATGGACCCTCCGCACTGTGGATTAACGGTGTGTTGCAGATGGCATTTGCCCCAGGAAGCACAGGGGTGCTGATGGGGAACACTTTGCTGGGCTTCCAGCCGAGCACAAATGCGTCCGACTCGGTGAATATAAGCAACACACCCACACTGAGCGCTTTCAATTTTCATCCAGGCGTGGACGCCCCTTTGACCGAGGCCAGCACCACCAGCGAAGTCTCTCAGGATTACGATCCTTTGTGGCTCGATATGGGCTCTCTGGTGACGCCGCTGACTTATTCGCGGCGCGCGTATTTCGCAATTGCGTGGACCCCGCCTACGCAAGATAGCTCCTCGACTTCGCCCGTGCTGGACATGCGCGGGATGAAGTGCCGTCAGTTCTACGCCGATGGCACCACGTCTTTCGCGGGGTTCAGCTCCCCGCCACCGTACGGCACTCAAACGGGCTACGGCTTCACCACAAATCCAATTTGGCATTTTGTCGATTTGTGGTTGCGCCGCGCCGTCAAGCCGGAATATGCGATAGACCCCATCGCGGGACCTGACCCGCTGACTGCCGACGAATTATCGCTTTTCAATTGGCCTTCTATCGTGGCGGCTGCGCGCTACTGCGACGAAGCAATCAACATAACGAGCCAAAATCCCGAGGGCACTCCGAGATTCGAGGGGAGTTATGTGTTTGCGTCGGGGTCCACTCTAGCCGCCATGTTGGAGCAGGTGTTGCTCTGCTGCCGCGGATATTGGTTCGAGTACGCCGGTCAAATTTATGTCTTTGTCGATCAACCAAGGCCTTCCACACTTTTGATCGCGGCGGAGGCTTTGGCGTCTTCTTCCTTTGAAATAGACGACGCGCTCGTGAATCAGAACGCGAATCGCTATATGGGCCAGTTTCTTGAGACGGGTCTCCCGGCGGTTGCTTCAATCGCCAGCATTTCGGTGGATGTTACCGGTACTGTTTTGACCGTGGACACGGAGGAACCAAACCCTTGCGCGGTAGGCGACCTTATAAGTATCGGTGGAGTCGAAAACCCGGTTTTCAACGTAAATGTGATTGTCTCATCGATTCCAACTGTTGACTCGGAGCCTTCTCCCACGCAATTCACCTGCACTATCGCTGGAG